GGATGTCTTGGCGATCACAGGTGATGAAGGATGTGTAAGTTTGTGAAAAGTGGGGGGGAGTTGGTAATGAAGTTTTGATCCCCCGATATCCGAATGGGCCGCGTGGGGCCTCCCGTAGAGTAATCTCTATCGATTTCGTCGCATCTAGGGTTTCTGCTTCCGGGGGAATGTTCCTATGGGCGCGCGCTTTCGCCAGAACGACATACGTCAAACTGTCATTGGTTCAGTAACCAATGAAGTCGGCGATGTCCTCGGGTTTCAAGACGCGACCGTAGGGTTTCTGCGTACCTGCAATGATGTTGTTGGTAATCGACAAGGGTTTAACAACCTTTTTATCGACACCCAAAACATCTATGGCGGACTACTCAGTGGCATTCGGCGTAACTGGCAGACGCATCAACCTGATAGGTTCTTTAATGACCTACCGATTAGTGCGCTCAGCCACGCTATGCTAGATCCTTCAGATGTGTTTCCGCTTGGGCCACTTGAGCTCAATGCGTATGCACTCAAAGTTCTCACCAAGACATCGCCGTCACGTCCAGAAGTGAACGTGCCTGCTTTTCTTGGCGAACTGAAGGATCTTCCTGGTATGCTCAAGAGCTGGGGTGACCTATTCTTTGATAAGAATGGGAAACGCTCAGTCGCGATCGTTCGCGAGGCTAGACAACGTGGTGATGTCACTGTGGCTAATGCCATATTGACTTACCGCTGGGGTCTGGCTCCCTTGATCTCCGACCTTAAGAAACTTCTGGCGATCCAGAAGTCGATTGATGCCAAGTTCAAAGAACTTGACAACCTTCGCAAAGGTCAGGTGCAGAAGAGGCGTGTTTCATTAGATCGTGGACAAGTCAAAACAGAATCTGGGCGATTCGTCGCCCAATCCTGGCAAGTCTTGTTCGACGGCTATTGGAAGGATAATCTCACACATACTGTGTGGGGTTCCGTTCAATGGTACGCTCCGTCATGGACGTCCCTAGCTCCTTTGACTGACGCGGACTTAATGTCCGAGGCAACAAAGACAGTTTTGGGATTTACCCAGGCGGGCGCCACTCAAGCTCTGTGGGAGCTTCTCCCATGGTCTTGGCTAGCCGATTGGTTTTCCAACACGGGCGATGTAATCGCTTCGTGTGGGAACTCCTATGATCTTGATTTCAGGGGACTTTGTGTTATGCAACATCTTACGGGTAACCGTACGTTTGAGCATAACAACCTCCACTGGGATGATTATGAGCTGTCATTACAGCCCATAATCGTGAAACGTGAGAAGAAGTATCGCTTTGCGAACATCTTCCCGATCGCCTTTCCCTCTCTTAGGCTTCCCGTATTAAGTTACGGGAAGTTGTCGATAATTGGGTCACTCTCAGTACTCAGATTTCCTGAGTGGTTCAAGTTCAGGCTAAAAGGCGGATAGGGACTTAGTATAGATGTCAGTACCATGGGGTTGGTTATCCCCTGTGTTACATGACTACTCACTGAGCGATCCTGTTCCTCCTACAAAGGCTGAAATGCCGATGGCCGTCGATCCGTGGTAAGTAACCGCGGTAACGAAGAACTTGACTGTCTGAGAGCTCCCCATCGGAGTCTCCTATGTTTCCAAATACCATTACGTTGGGTTCAACCACCCTGACCAAGATCCGTGAACAGGACTACTCTTCAGAGTACCTGTACAGGAGTGATGCCGCCTCACTGTCTTTGAAGATTCGGCATAGCCGAACTAAAGAGACCGTAACGAAGAAACCGCAAGATCGTCACAACGTAGAGATTACGTTGACGACCTTCGCGACGACGACTGCAGAGGAATTCACTTCCAAGGTTTACGTTGTTTGGGACTTTCGTCCCAATCGAGGTTCCTTGGATAGTGCTGCCTTGACCGCATACTTAAATGCGTTCATTGACAACCCTGCAAACATCACTTCGTTGGTGGGATGGGAGTCCTAGGTAAATCTTAGCTTGTAGCTAAGACTACCCAAGTTCCCGCCTTGGTTCCCGACAACCCAAACAGACCTGTCCTATGCGTGTTCCCTAGCCTGTACGGTTAGGTAAAAAGCGAGTAGGACAGACTGCCTTGGTGAGCCGGCATTAGCCGGCCAGGGAGCGTATGGTTTGGAGCATCGTGGGACATTTCGTAGTACAAAGGTACTCCGTATGTCTAAGAGCCACGTGGACAGAAATGTCCAGGAGCTGAGCAAGGTGTGGAGATGCATCCTGGCGGATGCTACCCATGCCTTCCCTGCAAACGCGATGGATTTCGAGAGAGATCTCATCCGTTGCGAACGTTTGGTTCGAGCCAGAGGAATAAGAGTTTTTCTCTTAGACCTCCCAGCGCTTGCCAAGCACCTTGATAGGAGCTTGGATAACGGTCAGTACAATCCGTCCAATCTCCCTCTGACGAAGAGGGCAGGTCACGGGGTAGTGATGCCTAAGTTTTTAGGAAGTCTCTACCTACTGATTTTCGAACCGAACGGCCGTTTGAGAGACGACGCAGACATCGAGGCAGTATTCTTCTTGCGGCAGCTTCTGCTGTTCGCAAAAAAGTTTACTATCGATTGTCCGCGTTCAGCCGTAGTTGCAGCTGTAACAACTATGGTGGACCACGACAGAACCCTTCCAGAACCTAAACAGTTCTGGCAGGATCACAGCGTATTGCCTATTAATGCAGGTTACGTGAGCTTCTCACGTGATCCTGATTGTAGGAAACGCGGTGTGTCGTCTGGTCTCTCAGCTAACCTTGATGCAATATCAAAGTTAGTTTTCTCTGGGATGCCGGACTTTTGTCCAGCAACCCAAAGATTCAAACATGGACCCGGCGCTATTTCAGAGGCTAGCGGTCCAGTCAATAAATATGACTGGCACAGCTGGCCCGAGGAATTAGAGCGGTGCTTTCCGATCTGTGACTATGGTTTCCATAACTACGGATCGTGGGCTAGTCATGCAGCGACTGTGTCTACAGGGGGGAGTCTGAACTCCTCGCCCTCTAGTAGTCGCCTGATCGCCGTCCCGAAGACCTATGCAGGTCCGCGGCTTATAGCTGCGGAACCCAATTCGAAAATGTGGTGCCAGCAATCACTGCTGGATTACCTAGTTTCGACTTGCGACAAGTCTTGGATATCAGATTTTGTTCGTTTTAACGATCAACGTCTGAACCAAGGTCTTGCAACATGGGGCTCCGTCGGCGGTCACTTGTCTACGATAGATCTATCGATGGCAAGTGACTGCGTGACTCCCGATTTCGTCTTCCTGTTGTTTCG